ACAATTACAGCGGGTGGAATTATTAAGTCAAAGTCACATGTAGAAGCCAGTGGGCACCTCTACAGTGGAAGTACAGGGACGGACCTTGCAGACCTTAGTGTTCGCGGAACAAAAAAAAGAATTTTTCCAACAAAAAACTATGGCACACAGGCGTTTTATTGCTACGAAATGGCATCCCCCGTGTTTGGAGACATCGGAGAAGCATTCATATCAGAAGATGGTGCATGCCTGATAGACATAGATGACATATTCCAAGAATCTACTAATGTAAGGATTGAGTATTATGTGTTCTTGCAAAAGGAAGGGGATGGAGATTGTTGGATAGACAAGAAAGAACAGACATATTTCACTGTAAAAGGTACTCCGGGGCTTAAATTTGCATTCGAAATCAAAGCGCGGCAGGCTGACTATGAACACATGCGTTTTGCTGATGCAAGTGAAACAGCTTACGATAGGGCAATAGACACAGACATGCCAGAGCCAGACTACAGTAAAAGCCTTGAAGTATCAGAACCAGATTATGAAAAAGAATTTCTTAATAACAGGGAAAAAATTATTGACGAAATGGAGAATGTATCATGAAAAAAATTCTTACAAGTTTTATGAATCTTAGTACTGGAGAAGGAAGTCGTATTGCCTACACCTATTCTGAGGTAAACGAGGAAACAGGAGAAGTTGTCAGTCAGAACAACAAAGGCAATTTCCTTGTGATGAATGACGATGTGCAGGCTCATCTTGATGCAGTTAAAAAATATATTCGAGACAAATATTTAGCATAAGGAGGAAGCAGTCATGCCAAAGTGGACAGATTACACGATAAAAACAAATCCTGCGGACAAAGATGAGATGATGATTCTTGATACAGCAGGCAAGGCAAACAAACGTCTTGGTTTGTCGGCGCTGTCAAATTGGATTTTGGACAAACTCGCAGATAAAGTCTTTCAGAAACTTGAGACAAGTAGCAAAACGGTACTGGGGGCGATTAATGAATTAAATAGTAAAAGCCCGTTTCTGATTACTAAAGGAATAGACACAACCACAGATTTGAATACGCTTACATATAGCGGATTGCAACCGAAAATCTATGGAAAAGCGTGCCCGAACTCACCAGGGATTGGATGCTTTATACTAAATTTAAAAACAGATGGAAATGGCGCTGCAGGAGTAACTCAGATAGCAATAGGATATATAAATAACAGTCTATACCTACGCAACTCTGATTTAAGCCAGTGGTCACAATGGAGTAAGATTTTATAACATGATCTATGAAGGTGTCGCAAAAATCATTAAAGGAGAAACTATGGAATTTAAAGGCATTGACATATCATCTTATCAAGGAAGTCCAGACTGGGCGAAGGTAGCTAAATCCGGTATCAAATTCGCCATTTTAAGAATCCATCAGAAAACAGGTGTTGACAGCTCATTCGAGTACAACTACAAGGGATGTAAGAGCAACGGAATCCTTATCGGTGGGTACAAATATTCTTACGCTCTGACACCGGCACAGGCTATTGGCGAGGCGGAAGATGTGATTGCCGCACTGAACGGGCGTGGACTGGATTTCCCTGTGTTCTATGACCTCGAGTGGTCTAATCAACGGAAACTCGGTAAACAGGCGATTGAGAACATTGCAGTCACATTTCTGACTAGGATGAAGAAAGCCGGTTATAAAGTTGGCATCTATTGCAATCTTGATTGGTACAATAACGTTCTGTCAGACACCCTGAAAAAGTACGATTGTTGGATTGCTCGTTATCCGGCTAGTGATAATGGCTCTGTACAGGAAAGATTGCGTCCATCTGTTGGTGTAGGCTGGCAGTATTCCAGTAGAGGAAAAGTATCCGGCATTAGTGGTAACGTTGACATGGATGTATTCTATAAGGATTACAAAGAGGAGGTTTCTGCAATGGATAAAGCTATTGAAAAAGTGATTCTCATTGCAAAAAATGAGATTGGATACCTTGAAAAGAAGAGCAATAGTCAGCTCGACAGTAAGACTGCAAACGCCGGTTCGAACAACTATACGAAGTACTGGCGAGACATTAAGCCATCATATCAAGGACAGCCTTGGTGTGCAGCATTCGTGAGTTGGTGTTTTATGGAAGCATTCGGACAGGAAAAAGCAAAAAAACTGTTGAAGCACTGGCCCTATGTTTACTGCCCAACACTTGGTAATCTGTTTACAAGGAACGCTAATCCAAAGATCGGTGATATTGTAATTTTTTATCATAATGGAACTTTCACCCATACCGGTATCGTAACGGCTGTAATCGGAGACAGGTTCTATACCATTGAGGGAAATACTTCTGGTGCATCTGGAATTATTGCAAATGGCGGCGGTGTCTGCGCAAAGAGTTATCTTAACAGCCAGATGCCCGGAACTAAGTTCTGTACACCAGATTATAGTATTGCATCTGATGCATCTGTACCCGCAAAATCTGAAAATGCATTGCCTAATACCGCACAAACAGGAGAGAAATATATGTTTAATCCAGAAACAGTAAAAGCAGGAGATAAAAACACATCTGTGCTCCTCTTACAGGAAATCTTAAGAGCCAGAGGCTTTAAAGGCAAAAACGGCAAAGCCCTGAAACTTACATGGACGGCAGATGCAAACACGATTTACGCTCTGAAAGCTTATCAGGAATCCAGGAAAGAAGTTCTGGAAGTGGACGGAATCTGTGGACCCGCCACATGGAAAGATTTGATTGCTATATAAAAGCATCCCGGGGTTAATTCCCCGGGAACTTTATTTATAAACATATTTTGTATCATTTCGGAAGTTTTAGACTGTTATCGTTAGTCACACGTTAGTCACAGATTAAAATATTGTTTCCTAATATAATAACCTCTGAAACACTGTATTTACAGGCATTTGCGCAATTTTCTAAATTCTATTTGTTGGTCACAATTAATAAAATTAGAATAATGAAAATGAAATGTGTGAAATCCTTGTTAAATCGCTGAAAACGTTGATTTTAATAGGGTTTCCGGCATTTCGATAATGATATTTCGGTTGTCTTAGAAAGATTAAAACGGGTTCCGTTAGTCACAATTAGTCACAAATGGGACTTTTATTTTTTCAATCTCTGTTCGAAGTTCTTCTAACGTTCTGTGGCCATATACCGCGTTTGTAACATCTCCACCAAAGGAATGACCGAGCATTCGTTTTCGGTCATTCTCCCGGACACCGTATTTTTCGCACAGTGCAGAAAAGGTGTGCCGGCAGTCGTGCGGCGTGTGTTTCGGATTGCCGACTATTCCCAAACGTTCCAGTGTAGGATAGAACAACGCTTTTCTGTGGTGTTGCTGAGTATATACGCATAGTTTCCCATCTTGTGTCAGCACTTTCTGTTCAGCAAAACGGTATATAGCGGAATGTATCGGAACGATTCTGTTTTTACCGGCTTTTGTTTTGATTCCGCCTTGGAAGTATCTTTCTTCTAAGTTGGTCGTAAGTTTTAACACTTCACCAATTCTCCAACCAGAATAGCACATAATAAGAATGAGCTGCACTTCTGGATCGTTGGCATTATCCCATAAAGTTTGTAGTTCCTGATCAGAAAATGGCGTTCCATGTTCGGTGTCATTATCAGCATTGACATGGACATATAACGCCTTATTTTCCGTTACAATTTCTGAGTAGACTGCATATTTGTACATCTGCTTGAACAGAGTCAAAATAGCCATCTGGCTTTGCTTTTTTAGCTTGCAATCATCAATAACCTTTTGCATATCAGGAGCCTTTAAATCTTCGAATATGCGATTGTGCAGAACAGTACAGTTTGTATAAGCTGTCCGATATGCTTCCTTTGAACTGTATGACAGTTTCGTCCCCTCTGGAAACTTCCACGCATAAAACTGTTCATATACATCTGAAAACGTCAATTTCTTAATTTCCGGGTGCTTACCCTCTACGCCCTTGATTGTATTGTAGTCAGCAATTAAGCGGTTCACAAGGGCGTCTATGTCCATTGTAGGAGACACCTCGAGTGTTCGCTCCATGCCGGGCTGATACGTTCCGGCTTTGTATGCTGTCAGGACAGTGAAACCTTTTATCCAGTCGTCTACGTAGCAGATCGCCGGCGGACGTTTTAGTTTACCATTATCGCCCAGTGTAGCTGGTGGATGCACTGCGAAGCAGTTTCTCCGGTTCTTGCCAAGATACCGGATAGAGCCGAAGTTATTCGGTAACTTTGGATATTTCTTTCTTTTCTTCGCCATTTTTATTCCTCTTTTCTTTAAACGGTTGTTTGAGTATAAAAATAACAGCCGAACAAATTTTCTGTCTTGTTCGACTGCTCCGAAGATGATACAATATGTTTTGCCAGAATATAGCATCTCTCCGGAGATGTATAAACGCCGTCCCGGTACGCCAATACCGGGCGGTTTTTATTTTATTCTATTTCTTCAATGTCAAGAGAATATCCAAGAACTTCTCCAACGTCTGTGCATTTTCCTTTTAAAGTAACGGTATCACCTTTGGTAAGAGATGATACTTTAGCTTTCTGATCATCGTTTTTGATGTAACACTGCACACCGATAATTTCAAAATCGCCATCTGCCATAAGATCAATATATTTTCCGGCTGCATCAATGTTGCTGAGTTTTCCGGTGATCTCAAGATATTTGCCTTTATATTTATCAGATGCACCCATTGCATTACTGTCAAGATCGGACATCATATCATTGACTGATACGGATGTGTATTCAATTGGTGTAGGTGTATCAACTTCTTTTACAGATTCCGTCTTTGCAGATGTACTGGAAGAGGACGTGGTGTTTGAATCCGAATTTCCGCCAACGGCACCAATAACGCCAACGACGACAACTGCTAAAACTACCCATTTAAGTTTTCCACCTTTTTTCTTACTCATAGAATTGCTCCTCCTAATAGCTTTATTCACCACGCTTCGCACTTTTCATGCGGATTATGTATTTTGCACCGCTGATTTTGCAATATTATGTAAAGTATGGCTATTCGTGGTATTTTTATTTTATCATTTTAAGAGCATATTGTAAAGATTTAGAACGAAATAGAGTGATTTAGATGAAAAAGAAATGTTTTTTTTATAAAATAGTAAGAGCTCATGTGTATATTTGGCAGTTGCCAAGAGTCGGAATTGATGGTATAATAGCAAGAGCGAACTAATGTTCGGTTCTATTTCCCACAGCCGGACATATACTGTAGTGTAAGTGGTAGTTGCGACAGGGAGGGCTATTTATGGATTATAAAAAAGAGATTATTGAGATGATAGAAAATACTGAGAACGAGGGTAAATTGAAATTTATCTATATGGTTCTTATTAAGTACCTGAAATCAAAGAAGCAAGGGGATTAACCCTTGCTCTTTTTGTTTAGCGATGAAACTATTTGTTTTATTGCTTTCTTATCTTCTTTATCGAGCGTCCTATATTCCTCGATAAAATCTAAGATGTCAGGTTCCGACATAAGGTTTCCAATTATAACTGCATAATCGTCATCGCTTTTAGAACCCATGAGGTATGTTGGTGTTACTTCCAAAGCGCCACATAGAAGCTCAATGGTGTCCATATCTGGTTTGCACTTATCTTTTTCCCAGTCACTAATTGAATTATGCTTTGCATTGATTTTTTCTGCAAGTTGCTTCTGAGTCAGCTTCTTTGCCGTTCTGGCTTGCTTGATTTTCTCGCCAAATGTCATTATCGGTTCCTCCTTTCATGATTAATAATAATATAGAAATTTCGAACTGTCAATAAAATAATTTCGATTTTCTCGAAATTTCTTCTTGACATTCGGATATTTCGAAGTTATACTGTAATTGTTCGATGAGAACGAAATTCAAACAGAAAGGAGAAATGAAAATGTGCGTTGGTAAAAAAATTAAGTCATACCTTGAGAACAACGGCATAACACAGACATTTGTCGCCAACAAAACTGGCATTCCTGTTCAGAAACTCAATCTTTCTCTCAATGGAAATCGCAGATTAGATTTCGATGAATACGAATTAATTTGCGGGGCGTTATCTGTTGGGACTGACAAGTTTCTTGAACCGAAAATTCCAGAGCAGAAAGGAGTATAAATGGACGCATTACAATTTAATAAAGCCGTCAGTCAGCACTGCAAAGAATCTGGTGGAGACTGTTGCAAATGTGACCTACGGCTTTACTGTTACTTATCGCCCAGTGAGCGACCAGATGAGTTAGTGAGCCTGGTTATTGATTTTTTGCATAACCACATTGAAAACCATGGTCATTATACCCATCACAGTGCGGCTTCATTTCCGTGTATTGATGATATGGACATGAGCACCGCAGTAGGCGGCGACTGTTACCAGAAACCTCATACTCTTCACAAACGTTCACATGCTTGTGAATCTTGTGGCAGTGATACAGTCGAGTGATTGTTTCAACCATATAATTCCCCTTTCGTTATACTCGGCATGTCGGTGCCTGTAAATGCATTATAGGTAGAGGGGAAAGGAAATACAATAGGTGATAAATAATGGGAGCAAATAATTTTACACATTTTACCGGAAAGAAATCTTCATTCAAAACTCAAAATAGAAAGAAGAAAGCAAAGGTAAGAAAAATTCATAAAAACAAATATGAAAGGAGCATAAAATGAGTGAAGTTGATACTTACATCAAAGAAAATGCAGAAGTTCATCAGTTCGCAAGTGAAATTTCAAATTTTTTGGTGAGTCCAGAAAAAATAAAAGAACTTGCAGGTGAAACTTCAAAAGTTTTAGCAAATGCAGCACAGATATATGCCTTTGCTTCAGAAATCGCACGAATGTTGTCTTACTCTGGACAACCGCCGGAATTCTCAAATGAAAATATGAGTGTTTCGGATGCAAGTAAATTAATTGGCATTCCACCATCATCTATTAGAGCAGGAATTGTATACGGATGGCTCCCAATCGGGACTGCTATCCAGAATAACAAACCGGCAAAAAGCCTTTCTGGCAGCAGGATCACATATATCATAAGCCCCAGAAAAGTCTATGAAGTGACCGGACATGTCTGGAAAGGCAAAGAGGCTCTCAATAAGTGAGTGCCCCGGAGGGAGACGAAACCTCCACCCCGGAGCTTTGCACCCACTAAAGCACCTTAGTGGATAGATACATTATAGTTCTCTATCTGCTAATTGTAAAGACAAATAAGAAAAAAATAAGGAGAAATTAGCACGATATGAGTGAAATTAGAAACGAAAATCAGCCAACATGGGCTGACATCGAAGTAGCACTTGCGACTGAAATTGTCGAAGAAAGTAAGAAAAAGTCAAAAAAATGGTTCACCGCATGGATTGTAACAGCCGCCGCACTGGTAGCGAGCAACCTTGCGTGGATTCTGGGAGAAATGAAATAAAATGAAAGAGTATATGCTAATTGCTGTTTGTATGCTTGCCGGGAAATATGTGGATATACCTATCTGGCTGAACATCTTTTTCGGTATCTCGGCAGCATGGGCGGTACGCCAGATGAAAGCAGACTGGTAAGAAATAAGGAGGATAAGAAGATGTTCGAGAAAGAGATTGATGAAATTTATGAACTTTGTAAAAGAGTTGTGAACGAAGTTCCGGCAGCAAGTATCACATTCAGCTATTCAATTTATGGCATGAGTGTATGTGGACTCAAAAAGAAAGAAGATGTTAGTCTTCCCGAATGCGAATTCAAGTGGGATTTATACCAAAGCTTATCTTTTAACCCATTTTATGAGAAAGAAAGTCGTGAAAGTCTCAGAATAATCAAAGCATTCTTGTTGGAACTTCTGATAGATGGGAAGTGTCCAAATGAGTAAGCAAATAGCAATTATGAAGCTTCTTCCCAGTCTGGAGATAGCAGGATGTATCAATGAACTGCTCAGAGAACTTCAATCCAGAGGTGATTACATTTTGGATTACGAAAACTGCGATATGTCTTTAGACCATGTGGAATATCACAAGGCTGAAGATATTGACGGAGAGAAGTTCGGAGATGCTTCGGATAACCTGTACTGCTTTTTCAAGGCGGTGTGAACATGGACGAGAGGATTAATGAGGTTCTGAGATTGATTGATATACAGCTTGCCACAGTCCCGGATAATCCTATTGAAGAATCATACAAGGCAAGAATGCTAGCAAACTATGTACAGGCTCTAAATGGGCTTTTAACGGCTCAGAAATCATATAAGGAGGAAAATATCAGTGAGAAAGACAAGTGAAAGCGGTAATGTATCAATTTATGATTTGACAGTAGATACGGCAGGGCTTATGCAATTAATGCACGCAGGCAGACAAACTGTTACGGAAGTAGGAATAGCGGCGAAAGCTAAAATTCGTATTGGAAACCGTGTTTTATGGAATGTATCCAAAATTAAAAAATATTTGGATGACATAAGTGAGGGGGAAAATAACGAATGAGTGAATTTGAAATCCGTATTCCGGCAAGGAAGAAACAGGCAATAACCGAAAAAGACGCAGCAGTAAAAGTAACAGGAGAAGCTTATAATGCATTGACCGAAATTTACAACGAAAGCACATTGTCCATGCGTCAGATTGCAAGCCTTTTAATATTAGAAGGCAGCAAACATATCGTATACGACAAAGAGGAGGAATAATCATGGCGAACTTAATTGGAATCATGGGAGAGCCTGGAAGTGGTAAAAGCACATCTCTTCGCAATCTCAATCCAGAAGAAACTTATTACTGTGATTGTGACGGAAAAGGGCTTAACTGGAAAGGCTGGAGAGATCAGTATTCCGCTGATAAGAACAATTATGTAAAGACTAGTTTCCCGCAGACTATCATTAAATATCTTTTAAACATTGCAGAAAAAGCGCCGCATATCCATTATTTTGTCGTTGATACCGTAAATAATCTTATGGTGTCGGACGAAATGAGAAGGTGCAAAGAGAAGGGCTATGACAAGTGGATGGACCTTGCCTCGAGCATCTGGGATCTGGTGGATATTCCGTCGAAGCTCAGAGACGATTTGACAGTGATCCTGTTGTTTCACACGCAAACAGAAATGACTGACGCGGATTATGAGTTTACCAGAATCAAAACCAATGGAAGAAAAACTGAGAAAAACAATATCGACAGTAAATTCAACTGGTTGCTCAGATCAATGAAGCAAGAGAACACCTATTGTTTTTCAACCACTTCTCATAACGACACCGCAAGAACGCCACTGGGAGCATTTGAAGAGGAATATATTCCGAATGATATTACGAAGGTCATTGAAGTTATGAAGGAGTTTTGATGAGAGAACAAAACTGGTATGTATTTTTAATAGGCCGGTACGCCTATCGGATAAGATGTGAATCGCATTATATCCATCAATTATACCATGATAAAGCAATTCGTGAGTATAGGAAATGTGCAAGTAAAGAAGAAGCCATTTCTATGTGCTATGACTATAACAAATATTTTAAAAGGAGATAAAAAACATGGCAATTAAAAGATTTGGAGATTATGAAAAAACACAGGCTTATGGAGATTATGATGTACTTCCAAAAGGTGGTTACGTTGTAAAGATTCTTGGAGCCGAAGTTTGTAGTAATAGTGTAGGCCAGTATGTAAAAATCAGCTGCGATATTGCAGAAGGCGAATATGCAGGCTTTTACGCAAAAGAATATAAGGCTCAGCAGAATGAGGATAAGAAATGGCACTGCAATTATCTTCTGAATATCCCGAATGATGACGGATCAGAGAAAGATAACTGGACAAAGAGACGTTTTAAAACATTTACAGAAGCTCTTGAAGAATCTAATCCGGGATACCATTTTGACTGGGATGAGCAGAAATTCAAAGGCAAAATTGCTGGCGGTCTTTTCAACGAAAGAGAGTATGAAAAGAATGATGGAAGTGTTGGAAGAGCTACCAACTTGGCAGCCTTCTGCAAAGTCGATAAAATTCGCTCCGGTGATTACAAACTTCCAAAAGACAAAATCTTAAGCGGCAATAATTCCTCACGTACTAATTCAGATGATTTCATGAGCGTTCCAGACGGCGCAGATGAGGAGATGCCATTCAACTAATGGATATTTTCGATCAAAAAGAAGTCTTAAAGTCTTTCCAGATTCTTGTTGATTCCAGGGAGCAAACGACCGAGCGAGCGGAGAAGCGGTATAAGTCCTTTTCCGCTCCATATAGTCGAGCAACATTGGATTATGGTGATTACACCTATAATGCAGTATTGCCAGATGGTAGTTTGCTTTTCGATACGTGTAAAACCATTAAACCATTCTGCGTAGTAGAACGAAAAATGAATTTAGATGAATTGGCTGCATGTTTTACCAGAGGGCGCGAGAGATTTCAAAGAGAGTTTGAACGGGCACTAGATCGGAAATGTAGGGTTTATCTTGTTTGTGAAAATTCGAGCTGGGAGAACCTTTTGAACGGTAAATATCGAAGCAAATTCAACTCCAATGCGTTTTTAGCTTCCAGCGTTGCATGGATGGTCCGATACAACATGAATGTGGTTTTTTGCAAGGAAGAAACATCCGGAAGACTGATAAAAGAAATATTGTACAGAGATTTAAAAGAAAGGCTTGAAAGGGGTGAGTTTGATGGATAAAAGCTTGTATGTTTATACAAAATTAATAGACGCAGGATTTAATGTGGAAATATTCAACAGCGGAAAACAATTTAATGTACGTGATGAAAACGGCATAATTCAGACCTTTTATACTTCTGGGACAATCGTTGCTCACGATGAAAGTAATAAAATATATTCAATTCGAGAAAAAACGGTGATAGATTTCATTAATCTTTTAAACAATCCAGAAATATTAAATCAGTTCATAGGAGTTTGTGATGAATGAATATCCGAGTATGTATGATGCAGCTATCGAATATGCTAAAAAAGGATTTGCTGTCTTCCCGTTAAAATACCGCGATAAAGTTCCGCTTACCAGAAATGGATGTAAAGATGCAACTACGGACGCGGCTCAGATAAAAGCTTGGTGGCAGAAATACCCAAATGCAAACATAGGTCTTGCGACTGGTTCAGTTAGCCAGAACGTTTTTGTAATTGATTTGGATATTGATGAAGATCGCGGAATAGATGGATATCATTCACTTGAAGACTGGCAACGCGAACACGGTGATTTCCCAGAAACATGGACGGCTATCACGGGCCGCGGTGGATATCATTTGTACTATCGCGGAAATGGCAGAATAAAGAACCGAGCCGGAATTATTGATGGTGTAGATATTCGCGGAAATGGCGGGTATGTAGTAGCTCCTCCATCAATACATAAGAACGGAAATCGGTACGAGTGGGAATATTCACCGGATGAATTTGAAATCGCAAAGGCTGACAACAATGTAGAATACTTCTTGAATCATGACGATCAGAAACAGGGCACAGCTTTTACTATGCCGAATATTGTGGCAGCAGGGCAAAGAAATCAAATGCTTTTTCGTTTTGCATGTATGATGCAGGCGAAGGGAGCATCAGATCAATCAGTGTTCGCCGCTACCATGGCTGAGAACGAAAGCTCCTGCTCACCTCCATTAACTGAACAGGAGGTCAAAGTCATTGTATCAAGCGCGACTAGATATGACAAAGGAAAGCCCATTCACATTGACTCAGAAGGGGTTGCAACGCAAGGATGGAGGGAGCCGGAGTTTGATTTTACAGAAAAAGGAACAATGATTCAGAGCATTAAGAACATGTGCGAAGCCATCGAGTACGACCCTGATCTGTATGGACATATCAAATATAACGAGTTATCATACGCGCCCTTTGTTTGTGGAAGCCTCCCGTGGGAGCATGTAAACATGTACAGAGAATGGAGTAACAGCGATGACAGTAATTTGAAGTCATACATCGAATCAAAATACAGACTAAAGAGTCTGGAGAAGATCATGGAAGCACTTAATATCGTGGCAAATAGGAACAGATTCAACCCTGTTGTTGATATGCTTACTGACATTCATAAGAATAAGTGGAATAAAAAGACAGGATATATCAGCAAATTACTTCCAGAATATCTAGGAGTGGAAGACACAGAGTATTCCAGGGAGTGCATGAAACTGTTTATGCTAGGTGCGATCAGCAGGGCATTCCATCCGGGATGCAAGTTTGACTACATGCCAGTATTATACGGCTCACAGGGAATTGGAAAATCTACATTTCTGAGACTCTTATCACTCAATAACGCATGGTATAACGACAACTTTAATACAGTTGAGGGTGATAAGGCCCCGGAAAAGCTGCGTGGCATGTGGATGGTGGAACTGGCAGAACTACTGGCTACTAAAAAAGCAAAAGAAGTCGAGAGTATCAAAGCATTTCTAACGTCCACAGTAGACACGTATAGGCCTCCATACGGCCGTAGAACGGAGCAGAGACCAAGAGTGTGTGTGTTTGCCGGAACAACCAACAATGACCGTTTCCTGACTGATAGAACAGGCAATAGACGATTCCTTCCGATAGTCACAAGAAAGGAGCATGTCCTGAAATCCATGTTCGATGATCCACAAGCCGTAGCGTCAGACTTTACAAACGCTTGGGGAGAAGCCATGGAACTTTTTGAAAAGGCCGATAGAACACCTAAATTAATTCTTCCGAAGAATTTGCAGCAATACATAGAGGATAAGCAGGAAGAATTTATGGAAGAGGACGTGAGGGTTGGGATTATTCAAGAATGGTTGGACCACACAACAGAGCCACGTGTATGCGTCGCAATGTTATATGAGCAGGCGCTGGGCAACGAGGGCCGCAAGCCCACAAGGTTCGAGTCCAACGAAATTCACTCTATTATGCAGAACTGCATTGACGGATGGGAAAGGGAAAATGGTGGGAAACGAGTGAGGTGTGGAAAGTATGGTCCGCAGATATGCTACCAAAAAGTCAGAAAATTAAGTGAATTTGAAAAAATGTGTGAGTGTGAGATACCATTTGAATGATTTTAGTTACGGCTAGTTACACTTAGTTACACTCTGGAAACACCCTCAAACCCTTATAAATACTGGATTTTTTACTTAGTGTAACTAATGTAACTAATATTTTACTATAAAGTATATTTTAATAATTATATAAAAAGGTAATTATAGGAAAAATTAAATACTTATGTTACACGTTACACATTCAAGGGAGAAGAAATGGCAAGTGTAAAGAAAGAAGATATTCCAATGATGGCAATGTTTATGCCTAAATTATGGGAATTAATAAAAGAATTTTATCTGGTTGAACTTTCTGACGAATATTCAAAAGCAGCCTATGACCGTTGCATAGAATTGATAGAAGTATATCCAGATCCATTAGCAAAAGAATTTGTTTTAGCATTTTTCAAATTTGTTGATTCTAAACAAAGGGAGTTGAGAAAGAATGTACAACACGAAGAATAGATACGAACAGGGACAGGCTCTCAGAAAAGAGATATATATGTACATCGTCAGCTATGTCAAACTGGTTGGATATGCACCTTCAATTACAGAAATTTCTGAAAGGGTGGATGCCGGGAGAGCTACGGTCTGGAAACATATTAATCAATTAGTCGATGATGACTTGCTCAGAACGAACCACCCCAGTACCGACAGGGCATATACTCCGGTTGGGTACGGAATAAGGAAGATAAGCAAGGAGACGAGATGAAACTTTATGACATTGTTGCAGCAGACGGTGAATTTGTAGAGTCTTTGACGCAAAGAGAAATCATGAATAAATTCGGACTTACAAAATGCAGATTCCGCACATTCTTGGATAACAGCTATCTGATTGACGGAAAATATTGGATAGATGACTCCGCTGAAGATATGCAGGTGACTAGAAACGGATGTCAGAAGATGTTGAAACAGTTTGATGCTTTAACAGAAAATATAAGGAGGGTTGCTGGATGGGAAGCCTAAAAATCAAACAGAAAAAGAAAGCATTCATTCCATACACGAATCAGCAGGCTCATATGTTCGCGCAGTCTATCCAGAACTGTCAGAAGGAACTTAAGGAAATGGAAAAGAAAGCCTATGAAGATGGGTTTACCGTTGGTGAGGATTGGAGTAATACGATCAACACTGTCACTACCATGATGGCTCTGAGACGTTTATATGGCTTTTCTACGAAACGTTTGCTTGATGTGATAAGAACTGCCAATGAATACGTTGAAATGGCAAATGAGGGCAAAATGAGCGTTCTGAGCATGATGCAGGACATTGAAGAGAACACAGATGTAAGATTCGATGAGATGAATAAAAATCTGGTTAAGAAGATGGGAGTTTAAAATGAAATTTATAGATTTTTTCGCAGGAATCGGAGGATTTCGCAGAGGAATGGAATTAGCGGGGCATGAATGCGTTGGTTTTTGCGAATTCGATAAATTTGCCACTGCGAGTTACATCTCAATGCACTTGCTGACAGAAGAGCAGCGAAAGGCATTGGAAGATATTCCTATCAAGAAAAGACAGAAGGAAATATTAAAGGAGGAATACAGAAATGGAGAATGGTACGCAAATGACATTCGAAGAGTGTATGCCGGAGACATTCCAAAAGCCGACTGCTGGTGTTTCGGATTCCCTTGCCAGGACATATCCGTTGCAGGAAAGCAAGCCGGATTTCAGGGAAACCGTTCAAGCCTGTTTTTCAGAGTTATGTACCTTGTCGGACAGCTCAAAAAAGAAGATAAACCCACTTACCTTTTCATTGAGAACGTTAAAAATCTGCTTAGTGTTAATGGAGGGTGGGATTTCGCCAGATTGCTCATTGAAATGGAGCAGTGGGGGTATGATGCAGAATGGCAGGTGCTCAACTCCAAAGATTTCGGAGTGCCACAAAACCGGGAAAGATGTTTTATTATCGGACATCTTAGAGGGAGAAGTACCTCAAAAGTATTTCCTATCGAAGGAGCAGACGGAAAAAATAGTGTTTCGTTAAATCTTTTTGGTTGTCTTAATGGTAGAAATTCACAGCGAGACAGAGTTTATAGTGACGATGGGTTGGCACCAACAATCAATACGAAGCCGGGAGGAAACACAGAACCCAAAGTATCCATATTATTTGATACAAGTTATATTGGTCAAGATGGAAAAGTAAGAGTATATGAAAATATCTGTCCTACGCTAACAAGTAGAGATTACAAAGAACCTAGAAGTGTTGGAGTTGTATGTAATGTGAATCCGTCAGGGAAAGGAATGAATGGGAACGTGTATGATTCTAACGGATTAAATCCAACTTTAACAACAAACAAAGGCGAGGGGAATAAAATTGCAATTCCAGTTCTTACACCAGATCGGGCAGAGAAACGTCAGAATGGTAGACGGTTCAAAGAAGATGGAGAGCCGATGTTCACACTGACAGGACAGGACCGGCACGGAATCGCGATTGAAGTCAAGGAAGCAACGAAACAAGGTTACGCAGAATGCAGAGTGGGAATTGACAGCGTGAACTTCTCAATGCCAAACAGCAAGACAAGGAGAGGAAGAGTCGGACAAGAAATCGCCAACACACTCGACACGAGTTGCAATCAAGGAATCTTCGTTCAGGTATCGGAAGAACTGGTTGTATATGCAGTCTGGTATGAAAAATATCAGTGTTACATAGCAATCAGAAAGCTGACACCGAAAGAATGTTTTCGGCTACAAGGTTGGCCTGATGATTATTTTGAAAAAGCACAGTTCGTAAATTCTGACAGTCAGTTATACAAGCAGGCAGGAAACGGCGTAACAGTGTCAGTTATAGAAGCTATAGCAAGGAGAATGAAAGTGGAGAATGCAAAGCTGCACCGGTGATTTATTTGCAGAATAACGGACAGGTAGCATTTGGATAAATCAATCATGGAGGACTGCACAATAGCGTGTCAGCTATTTACATGGGGGAAAGTGAGGATGGAAATGAAAAATAATAATTACACTTCATTTTTCAAAACGAAGCCAAAGAAAGTAGAGAGATACATTCGTTGTAGAAAATGCGGTGGAAACATGGAATGGGTTGAATACTATCCGCCGGAAATCAAATGTACGAAGTGCGGATATACTGTATATCCAAAACCTTATGAGCCAGATTGTATCAAACTGCCAGAAACATTGGGAGAATATTTTGAATTATGTGAGAAAATGAGGATGAAAAATGGATAAATTAAAACCGTGTCCGTTTTGTGGAAAAGAGATAGATACAGAGAAAAATGTATACATTCCAGAAAGAGACTGGGCACCGTCTTTTTACGATCCTGACAGTGGGGGAAATCCAATAGCCATTCACTGTGAATGCGGATTAATATTTTGCGCAGACACATGGGATTGGAAGGAAGCTGTTGAAATATGGAATAAAAGAGTAAACAAGGAGGACGCAAAATGTTAATCAGAAGTCAGGATAAAGAAATTTTAATCAATTTTAACAACTCACCGGCAATCAAAATCATGGGAACTAAGGGAGATGTAACAATCATCTGTTCAGATACGTATGAGACATTTGTTATTGGCAATTATTCCACCAGAGAAAAAGTTATAAAAGTACTGGATATGATTCAGGAAGCCTATGTAAATGGACATATTGATCATCAGATGCCAGATGATAGTGAGGTGGAAGCATGATTACATTCTTATTAGGATTCACCCTTGGAACTATATTTGGAGTGGTTAGTCTTGTATGTGTGGCGATCATGTACGACAAACACCATCCAGACGAATAGAAAGGAGAACGGTATGCTGACAAGGAATAAAAAGCTGAAAGACTACGGTATTCCGGCAGAGGGCATTGAAAAATTAAACACGATGCTGAAAGACTTCCCGGCAGAGTACGGATACCTGCTTACCAGCGCCGCCTTGTCAGCTTGCCCTAAGAACACGGTGATAGCGGATATGGTTGTTGAGAATATCTTGCACCGGAAAAGTTACAGGAAAATCAGCAAAGAAAGATATATCCCGATGAATCCAAAAGACTTCTACGGATACAGACGCAAGACCGTCGCTGTACTGTATGAGAGAATGCGGTTGTTGGGAGTATGGGAGGATGAAAACAATGAGTAAATATTTTTCATTAGTTTTAGGCATTGCAAATGCTGGATGCATTGTTGTGAATATAATCAATCAGAAGTGGGATGTTATGACACTTAATATTATAGCATGCGTGTTATGTTTTAGTAATTTTATGGCGAGCGATTGAAAGGAGAGACGAAAAAATGGGAAGACTGATTGATGCAGACGAATTAATTAAATACATCAAAATTTGGGAAATTGGCACAAGTATTAGTTCTGATCAGAAAGAGTTTATTGATTGCGTCAATAATCAGCCGACAGCTTTTGACTTGGACAAAGTTGTGAAGCAGTTGAAAGATTTAAAGGCGATGTATTGGTTTTCAATAGCAAACACAGGAGATAAAAAGCTAGATGTTGCTTATGAAAATGTAGGAAATGCATTAGATAAAGCAATCGAGCTTGTGAAGGAGGGTGGAGTTGAATGAGAGAAATTCTTTTCAAGGCAAAGCAGGTTGGAGGCAATGAATGGGTCGAGGGATATTACCAGAAAAGACATGATTTTTTAGGAAACGAAGAACATTTAATCTTCCATGTAGATGGTCGTACGGCATGGGAACAAACGGAAATTGTTCCAGAAACCCTCTGCCAGTTCACAGGACTTTGCGACAAGAACGGTAAAAGAATCTGGGAGAATGACATCCTGATGGCACACTTGGACGAATCCTACCCAGAGGATGCGACATATGAAACTGTTGAATGGGGCGTTGCTGGATGGGTAGGACACGAAACTGGTAGCACGGATAAAGAATATCTTAATAAGTTTGATCTGGAACATTATGAAGTAGTTGGAAACATTTTCGACAATAAAGAATTATTACAGGAGGGATACAAATGAGCAGTGCAAGTGCAATATTTGGAATAAAAGCGTATGTATGCGCAAGATATTTTATTAGACCGGGAAAGTGTTTCAAATACATCGACCAGCGCGGCGAGGATGCTACAGAACACGTCTACGAGGTCATGGCATTATATCCGTACTGCGTCCTGTTAAGAGATACCAGAAACGGGGTCAGGACTTGCCCGGGATATAATACGTTGAGCCTGATGCTAAGAGGAAGTGAAGCGTATGAGTAAATCGGTATTTGTAATTGATACACCAGAAACTTGTGTAGATTGTCAATTCTGTTATGAATTAGATGAAGGTGTTGAAGCATGTTGTTCAATCTCAGACGACGATAAAAACACAAGTCTCATGAAGAAAATTGATTGTGACAATGAATATTGTCAAGGTAAGCCTGATTGGTGTCCATTGAAGCCATTACCAGAAAAAAAAGAGTATATCGTTCCAATTGACAATGTAGAATCACAAAAAGATATTATTGCGGTTGGTTGGAATGCCTGCTTAAGAGAAATTACAGAAACAAGCGATGAAAACGAGCGATAAAAAGTAAGCGATAAGAGGTGAAGTAGATGGAGAGATTAACACTTGACGATATGATAAAGGCACTTAAATGCGTTGCCAGCCAGGATACTGTAGGTGATTGCTATGCAGACCACGAAAATTTTATGCATAGGAATGATGGTGAGCATAAATGTATTGTCTGCAGAGCCGGCGAGGATTTAAGAGATTCTATCAGCGACAAGGAAGTGGTTGGTTGTCCGTATTATCAAAATACTTATGGATGTTGTTTTGAAAATGGAGAATTGTATTGGTTGAAAGATGTTGCAGAGCTGTTAGAAGAACTAAAATCTTATAAAGAAGCAGAAGAACAGGGCTTGCTCGTGAGATTGCCCTGTAAGGTTGGAGATGCGGTATGGGATAACAATTTTGGATATCCAAAATTGTATGAAATAAAAGCATTTTCATATGGATATTGCGATAGTTATGTTGAGCCAGATATAGAAGACCAAATTATATTTTACTATGAAAATTATAGCGGTTCAATAACAGGAGCGTTTCCAATGGATGAAATTGGTAAAACCGTATTCCTCACCCGTGAAGAAGCTAAGAAGAAGTTGGGGGAGATAAAGAGATGAATAATAAACCTACACCAGATATAACGCCAAACCTTGCTATATCAGCATACCACGTATTGCAGCAATATTGCACTGGACAGCCAGCAGATTGCAGAGGTTGCGGATTCTATGAACACTGTCCAGAATGTTTTCAAGGCATACCGTGCGACTGGAGCCTGAACGGAGAGGGTGAAATAAATGAAACTGAGAAAGGCAACACTAACTGACTACGGAGTACCGCCGGATGATATACCGACATTACAAAGTCACTTGCGGAATCTTAGCGAAAGCGATAAATACAATCTGTTGCAGGTATCTATCAAATATGCACCCGGCATCGAATCACAAATCTATGACAGCATTGTGAACAGTATCGGCTATCGAACAATGGAGAAGATCAGGACAGTTCCCGCAACAGAGAATGACTTCTACGGCTACAAACGCAAGGTTGTAGCGGAATATTATCATTTGGCCAAGTTAATTGGCAGACTTTAAAAAACTTAAAAATTTATAAAAGTGGTAGAGAGCTAAATCTCCCCAGTGTGGTATTATATTTGTATATAACTGCTATACTGGGGACTTTTTTGAATTGAGGTGATGATATGGCAAATTTAAAAGCAGTTACAAGAAAACTCCAAAAAGCTATATTATCCACCGGATTAATCATAAAAATTGGAACATCGCAATTCTACAGCCATGAGCAGGAACGATTGATAACAATAACAATTATATCAACACCAGTATTCAGACCAACAAAGCATGGCAAATGGAAAGATTGTGATTATGAAATATTACGAACGGCATCCCAGTATGATGTGGTCATGTGCCTAAAAGAAATATGGGAGGCGGTCAGAAAATGAGGATAGACAGAGGTGATTGGATGGACTTAACGCCTAAGCAGAAAGCGTTTGCAGATGAATATATAAAGAATGGCGGAAATGCATCTAATGCCGCAAGGAAAGCTGGATACTCTAATGGAATCATTAGAAACGCGACAAAAAAACTGTTGGAAAAAGGTTGCATTTCTACATATATAGCCGAAAAGCAGTCTCTCATTGAAAAGCAAAAAGGCACTGACATTATGTCTCTGGCAGAAATTCAGCAACGTCGTTCCATGATCGCAAGGGGTGAGCTGACTGATTCATTCGGATTTGCTCCAGATTTCTCCGATCAGCTCAAATCTATGAATGATCTGGAAAAGACATTAAAAATTAAGCAAGAGCAGGAAGAAAAGAAAGCAGCGGAGGAAGCTGCCAGAAATGCAAAAGAGTATCACATGGATCTGTATAACATTCCTGATTGCTTTCATTGGGCCATTAGAGATATTCGAGACAAGAAACATCTGGAGTATGTGTTTAAGGGTGGACGCGGCTCCACGAAATCAACCACTGTTGGAATGACTATAGTAGAGTTGATGAAGAACAATCATGACATCCATGCTGTGGTTTGCCGTAAGGTTGGGAATACTATTAAGGATTCTGTGTATAACAAAATCAAATGGGCTATTGGAAAGCAGGAATTTACAGAAGAATTTGATTCCAAGTTATCACCTATGGAGATTACGCTGAAATCAACCGGACAAAAGATATACTTCCGTGGTGCTGATGACCCCGAAAAGATTAAATCTATCAACCCTGAGTTCGGATATATTGGCATTCTCTGGTTCGAAGAGTTAGACCAATTCGCAGGACCTGAGGAAATTCGTAAAATTGAGCAGTCTGCGATTCGTGGCGGTGACATTGCATGGATATTTAAGAGTTTCAATCCACCAAAAACGATGAATAACTGGGCTAATAAGTATATTCTCGAACCAAAAGAAAACAGAATAGTTCATTCATCAACTTACTTGGACGTGCCAAAAGGATGGCTAGGGCAGCCATTTATTGACGAAGCAGAACACCTTAAAGAAGTCAATCCAAATGCTTATGAGCATGAGTACATGGGAATTGCGAATGGAAACGGTGGAAACGTATTTGAATATCTGGAGATTAGAAACATTACAGACGAAGAGATCAGTCACATGGACCGTATTTTCCCTGGCGTAGATTATGGATGGTACCCGGATGCCTTCTGCTATCTCAGGACCTATTACGATTCTGCCAGAGAGAAAATATATCTGATCGACGAATTGTATGTAAATAAATGGAGCAACTCCAAGACCGCTGACTGGATCAAGAAAAAAGGCTATGATGATTATACGATGATATGTGATTCTGCGGAACCTAAATCCGTGAACGACTTCCGGGATGCCGGACTTCCTGCCAGAGGAGCAATCAAAGGGCCGGGAAGTATCGAGTATGGCTTTAAATTCTTACAGACAAAGACGCTTGTTATTGACCCGAAGCGAACACCGAACGCATATAAGGAAATCACAGAATATGAGTACGATCGGGACAAAGAGGGAAATGTAATAAGTGGTTATCCAGACGGAAATGATCATGCAATCTCGGCGCTTAGGTATGCTTACGAGCCACTGTTTAACAGAAGGGGGTATAGTGCGTAATGAGTAAAAAAGAATGGATAAAAGATGATTATATATTCCCATTTGATATTAACGGAAATTACTTGAAATCTGTGGGACATTTTAGAAGTTCAACACAAAAGCAACCGTTTTGTCAGAAACAATGTATTGAAAATACAACAATTAATATTGTAAATAACGTATCAATAGAAACGAAGACAACTACAGAGATGTTGGTTTTCTGGATTCCAGGCGAAATGTTAATGGAAAAAGAAGAAACTATTTCAGACAAGAAGATAAACCTGGAAGATTTTGGATTTAAAATCGGGTGACTAAATGGGACTTATAACAACGTTGAAAAGGTGGTTTAACATGATTTTCAAAAAACAAGCCGAAGAGGACTTTAATATCCAGGCAGCAGAATTTCCGGAGATGGAATCACTGATTAACCGGTGTGCAAACATCTATAGAGGCGCGCCGGAATGGTTGGACGATAATAATAATATTAAGACGATCAATTTTGCGAAATCTGTCTGCTCAGAAACAGCACGGCTCACAACATTGGCGATTGGCATTCAGATAGATGGCTCCGCAAGGGCTACATGGTTGCAGGAACAGATTGACAAGGTATATTTCCAGATACGCCACTGGGTAGAATATAGTTGTGCTTACGGAACGGTTTTCATCAAGCCGAATGGGGAGAGCCTTGACGTATTTACTCCGGCAGACGTGATGATTGTAGACTATGACAACCAGGAGATCAAAGGGATTATATTTAAGGATTCTTATACTGTCGGAAGGAAATACTATACAAGGCTTGAATATCATAGGTTTGTTGAGACTACAATAGATGGAGTGATAACTTATCCATACTACGTTTCCAACAGAGCCTACGTATCAAAATCTCCTCAGAGCATCGGAGATAAGATTGACCTTAAACAGACCAAATGGGCTGACCTCATGGAAGACACGCCACCAATTCTCAAGGCAAACGGTGAGAAGCTGGACGGACCTCTGTACGGAGTACTACGGACACCGCAGGCGAACAACGTGGATATCAGTACGCCGCTGGGCTTGCCGATATTTGCAGAAGCCATTGAAGAGTTAAAAGACCTCGACATTGCATACAGCCGTAATGCCGGAGAAATTTTTGATTCACAGAAGATAGTTCTGGCAGATGATAGACTGCTGATGCCAAGTGGTACACCTGTAGCAGCCATGTCACCACAGGGTATGGAAAACAGACGGAATGGGATGAACTTACCGCACTTTGTCAAGAATGTATTCGGACAGGACGAGAAAGAGTTTTATCAAGAAATCAATCCACAACTCAACACAGATACCCGTATAAGCGGCATAAATGCCATTTTAAGCCAGTTGGGGTACAAGATTGGATTCTCCAACGGGTATTTTGTTTTCAACGAATCCAGTGGCATTCAGACGGCTACAGGAGTAGAAGCAGAACAGCAGAGGACAGTGCAGTTTATCAAGGATGTTCGAGACAAACTGGAATCTTGTCTGGATGAAGTAATCTACGCACTGAACGTTTACGCTGACCTGTACGGACTTGCACCTGTCGGAGCTTATGAAGTCAATTATGATTTCGGAGACATTCTCTATGTAAGAGAAAACGACCGTGCAAGATGGTGGCAGTATGTGACCACTGGAAAAGTTCCGGCATGGCTGTATTTCGTGAAGTTTGAAGGAATGACCAAAGATGAGGCAGTAGCAATGGTCAAAGAAGCTCAACCAGATGAGCCAACATTATTCGGAGAGGAGTAAACCATGAGTTATATACCAGAGCCAGTTACGAGAACCGATAAATACCTTTCTTATATTGCCGGAAACATGGACGTTATTCTTCCAGACCATCCAATAACCAGAAAAGAGCATTATCTTGCGGCGTGGGCTAAGAAAAGCGGATTTGAGGATGTGGATGTTGCAGGCGAACCACCACTGACACTTGAGAATGCTATTGGCAAGCCGCTGAAGGGACTGAGGATATACGGGAAGAGTAAGCAGGTGACTACCACAGGGGCGCAGCTACTAGAGAAGAATATAGTTGTACATCCCCCGAACGGAGAGGTAGGATCTATCGTTTTGTTTGAGGGAGAATTATCAGGAACATATACAGTATCATGTGCGTTAGAGGGGGATGTGAAAAAACCAGAAGCAGCGGCACTTGAAATTATTGTTGATGGTGTCCATAAATATTGCCTCGCAAACAATCATACCGTAGTAACAGGGATGATTACAAAAATTACATGTTTTGCGCAAAACACATATTGCGATTTTACAGGTACGTTGAATATTATGCTCAACGCGGGCTCTACCCCTCTCCCCTGGGAGCCTTACACAGGTGGAAAACCATCGCCATCACCTGATTATCCACAGGAGATTGAGAGCGTGGGGCAGGGGGGAATAATTGGAGTTGAGGTACGGGGAGAAAACCCTAATTCAGCCTACAAACCGCAATCCATGGACATTGCAACTCCCAACGGATTACCTGGTATTCCGGTATCCTCTGGCGACAATTATATGGATACGGATGGACAACAATGGATCTGCGATGAGATTGATTTTGGTCGTGGGGTGTATGCGCAGAACATTAAAGTGAGCAAGAGTCTAAACGACCTGCCGTGGCATACCTGGGGAGTTAATAAGGGCGCTAATGGTATAACTGGCTTTTATACATACAATATTGATATACCTAAAATAGGCGAGGCCGTTTCCAATATTGCCCTTTATAATGAAGATATACATGGCGGGAAAATGGCTGGCATCTGTGCATCGACGATAAAACCAACGTCTATGACGCCATATATGATGCTGTGTGTCCACAACGATACACTATCGGACGTTTCAAGCGATAATGCGGCGATACAATCATTTAAGGAGATGTTGACCAAAACAGATGCTTATATGATGTATGTTCTCGCTACGCCCATTGAAACCCCTCTCACTTCCGACCAACTTGCCGCCTATAAACAACTCCATACCTACAAAGGCTCCACCATCATAGATAATGATGCTGGAGCCTATATGAGCGTAAGATACGAAAAAATGAAATAAAGGAGATGATAATATGGCATACTTACCGAAACCCGTAACAAGGGAAGAACAATACTTATATGCTATTGCTAAAAATAATGAAGAAATCCAGAAGCAAGCACTTTTAACCCAGTACGTAGCCGCTATGGCTGATGTATATATTCCAGAGGAGGATGCAGATGTACAAAATATTACTACAGCTTCAGAAGTTTTATTCACCGGAAACGTGGAGGAAAATGGTGGAACAGGCAAAGGAACGGGGAAAACTTACGGAGGAAGAATACCATCAACTAATTAACTAAAGAGGGACTTCAATTAACCAGCAAAAAATAAAACATGTACCACGACTTTTATCGAAAGAGGTGATATACTATACTTAACCCAGAATATTTGCGAAGAATTACAGAGGGCAGTGAGCAAATTGCAGAAGAACTGCATCAGTATATCATCTCTGAGATCGTGTCTCGAATGATGGCAAGAATCGGCAGAGGTGAGGATTATATTCTAACCAATGCCGATGCGTGGAGAATCAGAACGCTACAGGAATCCGGTGAATTGTTAGAGGACATTCTAGCGGAACTATCCAAATATACCAAACGTGAACAGCAGGAGCTTCTTGAAGCGTTTGAAGATGCCGGAATCACTGCGATGAACTACGATGATAAGGTATATAAGGCGGCAGGATTAAGCCCTGTGCCGCTCGAACAGTCCCCGGCTATGATAAGGCTCATGGAGCGAAATATGCTTGCAACCATGGGCGAGTGGAAGAACTTCACAAGAACCATCGCAAGTGCCGCTCAAAGGCTCTATATCGAACAATGCGACCTTGCATATAATCATGTAATGACTGGGGCAGTTGGATATACGCAAGCCATCAAAGAAGCAGTCAACAACGTTGTATCAGATGGTGTTACCGTCACATACCCATCTGGCAGAAAAGACACGATTGAAACAGCGGTAGCACGTTCTGTCAGAACTGGCGTGGCACAGGCGTGTGCTGATATTCAGTTGGCAAGAATGAAAGAAATGGGATATGGTTTAGTACTGACATCGGCACATATAGGAAGCCGCCCAAGCCATGAAGTATGGCAAGGGCAGGTATTTTCCATAGACTGGGAAAAATTAAAAGAAATTAAGCCGGAGTTTTTTCGGGAACGAGATACACCAGAATACCGTAGAATGCTGGGGCAAAAATCAAGCCAATATCCAGATTTTATTGAAAATTGTCATTATGGCGAAGCTGATGGAATATGCGGAGTAAATTGCAGGCATCATTTTTCAGTTTGGGTGGAAGGAATGCCGAATCCCTATACAGAACTATCAGCACAGGATAAAGCCAACAAAGGCAAACAATACGAAAAGGAACAGCGGCAACGTACTTATGAGCGGAGAATCCGAAAGACAAAGAGAGAAGTCCTTGGACTGCAAGCAGGAGTTGACAATGCACCAAATGAAAAGGCGAAATTCGCATTACAGCAAGACCTTGACCGGAAGTCTTATCTTTTACAGAAACAAAATGCTGCATACAAAGATTACTGCAAGCAGAACGACCTGAGGGAACTGCAAGACCGACTCATGATCGCTAAATGGAACCGCCAGAACGCCGCGAAAGCCAGAGGAGCGGCAAAGAGATATAAAACAGCAAAGGGGATTGACTGATGGACAGATGGGAATATTTCAATCCTAATCCTATTAAGGGTAAGAGAACCGGAGATTGCGTTGTCCGAGCAATATGTAAAGCAACCGGGCAGGACTGGGAAACGGTATTCACCGGATTAATGGTGCAGGCGTGCGCTCTGTCAGATATGCCAAGTGCAAATTATGTCTGGGGAGCGTATCTCTATAAGCATGGGTACAGACGCAAACTGATTGAACAGTCAGAACGATATATCTATACAGTCAACGACTTTTGCACAGATCATCCGACAGGCACATACATTCTCTGTATAGATGGTCATGTGGTGACAGCACAAGAGGGCAAATATTTTGACACATGGGATTCCGGCAATGAAATTCCAGTATATTACTGGGAAAAGGAGTAGCTAAATGAGCATATCAGAATTTGTACAGATTTTCCTCTCTATCTGCGGAGGGGTGTCCATTGTTGGAGGTGCAGCAACCGTAATCCTTAAATGGATTACGCCGGCATTTCGGCTTAACAAGCGAGTAGAGACACTGGAAGAACATGACAAACGAGATTACGAGAGTCTTCAGAGGATCGCAGAACGTGATTCATTGATTCTGGAAGTGTTATCAACCATGTTGGACAGCCAGATCAGCGGAAATAACGTCGAGGAATTAAAAAAAACAAAACAGAAGCTCACAAATTATCTTGCGCAGAATCAGCGTTAGCATTAGTAAGGGGTATGCTCATGAAATTATATGTGTTCACAAAGAAAGATATAGACAGGTTCTTGTTAGAGTGCAATTTTACACCGGATGAGGAAAGATTGTTCCGGCTGAGATGTAAGGAATATACACTCGAATACTGCGCTGAACAGATGAATGTGAGTATCTCCACGGCGAAACGATTGAGCCGAAGGGTAAACAATAAAATAATTAAAGTGTGTTGATACTTTTTAGACACTAATTAGAGCCAGAAACGAACTGTTTCCGGTTCTTTTTTTATGCAAAAATATAATCAGAAAGGTGGTGCATAAGATGGCATTATATAACAATCCTTATCAATATAGTTTTGGTGTTCCGGGGCAGATGAATCAGTTCCAGCAACAGCCTGTCCAGATGCCGCCTCAACCGGTACAGCAACCTCAACAGAACAACAATGGCATTCTGTGGGTATCTGGCGAAGTTGGTGCAAAATCCTATCTGGTAGCACCCGGGACAAGTGTTCTACTGATGGACAGTGAAAGTGAAAAATTCTTTATAAAATCCACGGACGTTTCCGGTATGCCACAGCCATTACGGACGTTTGAGTATCATGAGGTAGGCACTCAGATGCCACCTAAACAGCCCGCTCAGAACATGGACAGTAAATATGTCACGCGACAGGAATATGACGATTTAAAGGGCAAATACGAAGCTATCATAAACCGATTAAATTCTTTTTCTGAACCTGTTAGGACTAATACCACACAGGAATCAGCGGTCAAGGGAGGAAACGCAGATGAGTAATCCATTATTTAACGCGCTTGGCGGTGGGATGCCGCAGGGAAACGGACCAATGCAGATGATACAGCAGTTTATGCAGTTTAAACAGAATTTTAAAGGAGACCCGAAAGCAGAAGTCCAGAAGATGTTACAGTCTGGGAAGATTTCTCAGCAACAGCTTAATCAGGTTCAGCAGATGGCAGGACAATTTCAGCACATGTTGAAAGGAATGAAATAGTACATTACAATCTGGCCAGATTGATGTAAATACACAATAAAGGAGACTATATTATGGATGGAAATTTAACAGCATCAGACGTTGCTCTTTTGACCGGGAACAACAGGAATGACGGCATGTTTGGCGGAGATGGTAGCTGGTGGATTATTGTTTTATTCATTTTTGCTTTCTTCGGATGGGGAAACAACGGCTGGGGCAATAATGGCAACGGCGGCGGATATGCAGCCACAGCAGCTACTCAGGCAGACATTCAGAGAGGATTTGACAATTCCGCAGTAATTAGCAAGCTTGACGGAATCAACAGCGGCCTGTGCGATGGCTTTTATGCCATGAATAATGGTATGCTTACCGGATTCAATGGAATCAACACAAACATCATGCAGACCGGCTTTGGAATCCAGCAGGCTATTAATGCTGATACTATAGCAAATATGCAGAACACAAATGCATTGCAGGCACAGCTTGCGAACTGCTGTTGCGAAACCAGAGAAGCAATTCAGGGCGTAAATTACAATATGGCGCAGAACACCTGTGCATTGCAGAACACCATGAACAGTAACACAAGAGATATCATTGATAACCAGAATGCAAATACGAGAGCCGTTTTAGATTATCTCTGCAATGAAAAAATTTCTTCTCTTCAGGCTGAAAACAATGACCTCAGACGTGCCGCTTCTCAGGATCGCCAGAGTGCATTGCTCACAACTGCAATGGCTTCACAGACACAGCAGCTCATTAATGCGATTAATCCGGCACCAATCCCGGCATATCAGGTTCCTAACCCGAACACATATTACGGATGCGGATGCAACACCGGATGCAATTGCTGATAACTTCATATCGAGAGTATCTTTCGATTGATTCGGATGTCGGCTTATGCCGTATTACACAGAGGGGCAGGCTGAGACCTGTCCTTTTGTGATATGAAAGGGGTAAAAATTATGGCAGAATTTACAAATGTAGCTGCTCAGACGGTAGCAGCAAATGGAAACGTAGTGTTTTCAAACACAGCAGTTAAAGGTTCTAACTGCATTCAGCACAGAGAGGGAAGTGGAATTATTACGCTGAGAGGACTTACTAACCAGTGCAAAGCGAGATTCTTTGTGGATTTTTCTGGCAATATCGCAATTCCAACAGGCGGTACTGTTGAAGCTATTTCTCTGGCTATTGCAATCTCTGGTGAGCCGGTATTATCTTCGCAGATGATCTCCACACCGGCAGCAGTAGGCCAGTACAATAATGTGTCCTCTGGTATCTATATTGATGTACCTCGCGGATGTTGCGTTAATATCGCGGTAGAGAACACAAGCGATCAGGCAATTTCTGTTGCGAACGCAAATATTGTCGTAACCAGAGAAGCGTAGGAGGTGTGATTATGAGAGACATTAAAGACTTATGTACAAGAATCGAAGACGAACTTTCCAAAATCGCTGATAATGGACTGACTACCGGAAATCTGGAAATGACATACAAACTGATTGATATGTACAAAGATATAAAGAACACGCAGTACTGGGATAAGAAAGTGGAGTATTACAACACTGTCCTTGACGAGATGCGTGGTGGATACAATGACGATTACAGTGAACGCGGAAGAAAGCGTGATAGCATGGGGAGATACAGCGCAAATGACGGCAGAATGATGCCGGATTACGACCGTGGCAGTTCTTATGCCAGACGTGGTGAACATTATGTCAGAGGACATTACAGCCGTTCTGACGGACGAGATGCCTATGATGATTACATGACACAGAAGCAGAGTTATCGTTCCGGAAAATCTGAGGACTGCAAAAGAAAGATGCTTGCCGCTCTGGAAGAACATCTGGACGAACTCACAACAGAAATGAGTGATATGTCTAAGGATGCGGAGTGCCGGGAGGAACGTGATCTTGTCAAGAGATACGTGGAAAAACTCCGTGATATGCTCTAAAAATGCAAAAGTGGTAGAGAGGTAGTTAAAAGAAATCTGTTATAATGTAATTGTGCAGCAGGAAGCACAAGTAAAACGGTTGTTTTGACATTTTCGTTTTAATCCTCCTTTCTTTAATTTTTGAAGCTGGTGCGCGCGCTTAATGGAAAGTTAAGCAGGTTCGAGTCCTGCCGTGCGTATTTGTCATCTGGCACGCAAGATGGCTTACCTCCTTGATTAAGGTTTTTGTTATACTTTTCTTTTAAAAAAAGAAATAAATATCCGAAACAACTCGTGGCAGGCATGACACGTTAAACACCTTGCTAACCCGGGAATCCGGGTTTACGGAATGTGCAACTAGTGGAAAGCTGATAGGGACGAGTAACCTAGTCTCCGGTTCGATTCCGGGCGTTCCGCTTTGATTTGGTTAGAATTATGCTGTTTGCTTGCAGGCGGTCTATGATTTGGCTGAATCACAACATCATGATGCTGTAAAGGTTATGTCTTATCCTGTAGACTAATATTTGGTCCAAAAAGGCACTTCAATGTGGCTTCGCCAAGCGGTAAGGCACCGGACTTTGACTCCGGGAGAGGAACACTCATTCATTGGTTCGAATCCAATAGCCACAGTTACCCTGCCAGTGGTCTAACTGGCTTAATCCAATACCTGCGGCGGCAGGTCAATAAACACGACCAGGAGGATATATATGCAGAAACTTATTGACACATTAAAATCATTTGGAATTGAAATCCCGGAGGATAAGCAGGCAGATGTTAAAAAGGCACTCTCTGAGCATTATAAGAATGCTAAAGAAGTAGCGAAAACTCTGTCAAAAGTTGAGGGAGAACGAGACGACTGGAAAGAACGTGCCGAGACAGCAGAAGAGACCCTGAAAGGGTTTGACGGTATCGACCCGGCAAATGTTAAAAGCGAGTTAGAGACTTGGAAACAGAAAGCGGCAGATGCAGAGAAAGAATTTAATGCAAAAATCTACGACCGTGATTTCTCAGATGCACTCAAAGCGGCACTCGACGATGTTAAGTTTTCCAGTGAAGCGGCTAAGAAGTCTGCTATGGCGGACATCAAGGAAGCAGGATTGAAGCTGAAAGACGGTAAAATCCTCGGACTGAACGACCTGATTGAACAGATGAAGCAGTCTGACGCATCCGCTTTTGTGGATGAATCTCAGCAGCAGGCTCAGCAGAATCAGGCAAGATTTACCACTCATGTTGGACAGCAGCAGACACCGGGAAGCATGACTAAAAAAGATATCGAAGCAATCAAAGACCCGTCCGAGAGACAGGCTGCAATTGCTCAGAATATCCAGTTATTCCAGTGATTTTTTACACCGACTATACATCAGGGTATAGCCGCTAACCCAATACCTTAACAATTATGGGTAGAAAGGATTTTTATATGGCAGCAAAAGCTAATCTTATTATGACAAATGATATTCAGGTCACAGCACGTGAGATTGACTTCGTTACCAGATTTGAAAGAAACTGGGAACACTTGCGTGAGATTCTTGGTATCATGCGTCCAATCAAAAAGACACCCGGAGCGGTTCTTAAATCAAAATACGCAGAAGGCACATTACAGGACGGAAATGTTAAAGAGGGTGAAGAAATCCCTTACAGCAAATTCACTGTAAAAGAAAAGCCTTATGCAGAAATGACTATCGAGAAGTACGCAAAGGCTGTATCTATCGAAGCAATCAAGGATCACGGTTATGAGAACGCTGTTCAGATGACCGATGATGAATTCCTTTTCCAGCTTCAGACCAATGTTACTGAAAGATTTTATGATTATCTGAAAACAGGTACCCTCACATTTACAGAAACTACTTTCCAGATGGCTCTGGCAATGGCTAAAGGCCGTGTTGAAAACAAATTCAAACAGATGCACAGAAATGTGACTGGCGTTGTTGGATTTGCGAACATTCTGGACGTATATGAATACCTTGGAGCAGCTGAGATTTCTATTCAGAACCAGTTCGGATTCCAGTACATGAAGGACTTCATGGGCTTCAATACCATCTTCCTGTTATCTGACAGCGAAATCCCGAGAGGACAGGTTATCGCTACCCCTGTTGAGAACATCGTACTTTACTATGTTGACCCGAACGAATCTGACTTCGCAAGAGCAGGTCTTGTGTATACCGTATCTGGCGAAACAAACCTGATCGGATTCCACACACAGGGTAATTATCACACAGCAGTATCCGAAGCATTCGCAATCATGGGACTTACTCTTTTTGCAGAGTACATTGATGCTATTGCTGTTGGAACCATCAACACAACTCAGACACTTGGAACTCTGACTGTAAACTCTGCAGCAGGAAGTAAGAGCGGAGATACTAAAGTGACCATTACTCCGGCAAAAGCAAGCGCAGGAAATGTGTACAAGTACAAAGTCGCATCTTCTGAGACTGCTGTAGACTACGGACAGAATGTGAAGAACTGGAGCGCATGGGATGGCGAATCCGACATTACAGCAACAACAGGGCAGGTAATCACAGTGGTTGAATGTGACAGTACCTATAAGGCGTTGAGTGCCGGACATACGACTGTAACGGCAAAATGATGATCGACTAGGAGGTAACTGGCATGGCTTATGCAGATTATAAATTCTATACAGAATCATTCGGCAATGTCGTGCCAGAAACCGATTTTCCACGACTGGCAGAAAGAGCCAGTGATTTTGTGAACACAATGACGTTTGACAGGTTGGTGGACGGACTGCCAACAAACGAACGCTCACAGAAACGTATCAAAAAGGCGGTCTGTTCATTGGCTGAATTAATGTATCAGATTGAACTTGCTGAAAAGAATGCAATCAATCAGGCATCAGCAAATCTTACCGACACGAATGTCGGGAACATTTCAACAGGCATTGTAACATCTATAAGTTCCGGCAGCGAATCCATCTCTTACGCAACGCCCCAGCAGAAAGCATCGGGCGCAAAGGAATGGAGTGCGGTATATGCCGCCGCCGGAGATGTACAGAAAACGAATGACTTGCTCTTAAAGACAGCTTTGCCGCTTCTGATGGGAGTAAGGACGGATGAAGGAATACCGATTTTATATGCAGGATTTCAAGGTTAATATCTTAGGCTCTGAATGGAGTGTGAAGTTCGGGAACAAGAAAGAATATCCGAACTTGGCAGAAATGGATGGATATACAGATTCATCAACAAAAGATATTGTTGTTGATGATATGAAAACATCATGTGGACAGGTTGGGAGCAAGGCAGACCTTGAAAGCTATCAGAAACAGGTTGTCAGACATGAGATTATTCATGCGTTCCTAGCTGAATCCGGTCTTGAATCATGTTCAAATAAAGCTGAAAGTTGGGCTACGAACGAAGAAATGGTTGACTGGTTTGCTATTCAGTCACCAAAAATTTTTAAAATATTCAATGAACTTGAATTGATGTGAGGTGAAAACAATGGACATTTCAACATTAGACTCATGCGGGGTGAAAGCATGAAATATGTGCGAATAAAACCGACTATAGTTGAAGCTATTCAATGTTTTACTACTCCAGAAAGTATAGCTCAAATCGAAAAGTTTGTTGGCGATTCGGTAGAAATTAATAACAACCTTAAATCACCACACATTAAGAGTTCTACATATTCTGTTCTATTTAGAGATGGCGAAAGAGTTGATTTGGTAATCATAAATTCCGGAGACTACATATTGCGTGATGAAGAAGGGTATTTCAGCACAATGACAAAAGATGAATTTGAAAAAGAATTTAAGGAGGTATCTGGATAATGGAATTAAAACAGACAGTTGAAATGATGAACAGTGCAGATTACAAGGAACGCTTTAAGGCAGAGTATATGCAGGTGGTTATTCGATATAAGAAACTTGCGAATATGCTTGAAAAGTGGGACAAAGGGGAACTCCCATTTACTCCTACTTGTCCGAGAAGCACTTACAATATGCAGGTAAGAGCAATGACGGATTATATTGCTGTTCTGGAAGCAAGGGCAGTTATGGAAAAAGTTGATTTGGAGGTATCAGAGTAATGGAAGCATTATTTACAAATGTAACTCTGATTCTGGCAGTAATCAGTGTTTTAGCATTTTGCGTGTCTGTGATTACACAGGTGATTAAAAATGTTGGGTTCCTGTCGAAAATTCCGACAGATGCCTTGGTGCTTGTACTGTCTATCGGTATTACTGTAGCCGCTTTTGTAGCGTATATGCAGTATATCCGCATGACAATATTGTGGTATATGATTTTAGCAGCTATCATGGCTGGGTTTATTGTGGCATTTATTTCCATGTTCGGATGGGAGAAGATTACGGAATTGTGGAAGCGAACGTCCAAGGTTGACGTGGATAAGCTGAAAAATAAATGATTAAGGAGAGGGTATCATGTACGAAAAAACGGTGACGATTTTTGATTATTATGAATCAGCCACAACAGGAGATGCGTATTGGTGCCCTCATATACTATCCGGCGTTGACCTCATTATGGACAAAGGAGCAATCCTTAAAAAGTACGGACCAGACACAACTGACAACGCACAGTTACACGTTCAATACACTATCCAGAACGGAGATATAACTATTACTGACAAGGATGGTAAAATTCTTCCGTGGGTGCCGCCTAAAGAGTGGAAGCAGCAGATTAACAACGCTCTGGAAGATACTATCACATTCTCGGACGAATCATTCTTTTGGGAGGGTGAGTGGACTGGCAGAACGGTATCCGATGGTGATTATCGGAATGGATTCTATCAGTACATGAATGAGAACAAGGATAACGTGTTCAAGATTACCAGTGTAGGCGGTCCATATACACTGATTCCACATTTTGAGATTCTGGGTAAGTAATATGAGTAAGATTCATCATTTTAAAGGGTTCTCCGTAGTCGATGGAGATATGAAAATAAAGCTGAATATGGACAGGTTCTCCAGACAGTACCAAGAAGCTCAGTATCTCCTTGATGGGATGGTCATGGACAGTATGGTGCCGTTTATGCCGATGATTACAGGGGACTTTATCAATCGAACAAGAGTTGAGAGTACATCCTTGCAAGGAACTGGGAAAGTATGCGCGGCGGCGGCCCCTTATGGGCGTTTTCTGTATGAGGGAAAAGTAATGATTGACGAAGTAACCGGAAGTTCATACGCAAGACGCGGAGCAAAGAAAGTCCTTGTCAGTCAGTTTTCTGGTCGGACAGCCGCAAAGGAGAATCTCGAATACACCAGACAGGCTCACCCACAGGCACAAGCAAAGTGGTTCGATGCCGCTAAACGACAATACGGCAGTACATGGATTCGTAAAGTAAAAGCACAGGCAGGAGGTGGCAGACATGGCGGATAAACCTATCGGTAAAGATGCAACTGGATATGAGATTTTGACAGATGCCATGAAAGCACTTCTAAACCAGTATCCGGGACTGTACGAAAATGAAACAATCAAATTTGAGGAACTTGGCAAAGAATCAGGAATTGCGTTCTCAGCGGATAATGGAGCTTTGGTCTATAAGGAAAAAGAAGATGTCTGCGGCACAATGCATCAGGTATGCCAGTATCCATTTTATGTGGTATACCGAACAGCATCCGACAAGGAAAGGCAGAAACTATCTGTTCAGAAGTTCCTTGACAATCTCGGTAAATGGATATGCCGGGAACCAGTTATTATAAATGGTGCTGAGACACGCTTAAATGCGTTTCCTGAACTTTCTCAGGGGCGAGTGATAAAACGTATCACCCGTGACAACTCCTATGGTTTAGAGCCACAGGAGAGTGGCGTACAGGATTGGTTATTGCCATTATCGGTACGCTACGAAAACACTTATGAAGTAATATAACAAGTAATAACCGGCTATCAATTGGAGATGATCGCTAACCTACACAGCCTTTAAAGTTATAGGCAGAAAGGACATTTCTATGGCAGTTACAGGCAAAATTGACCGTAAATATATGGCTCATTATATCGACGCAGGTTCCCTCTGTGGAGGACTTACACCGAAATATGAGCGTCTTGGAAAGGATCTGGAAGAGTACAATGTAGAACTCAATCCAGATACTGAAACATCTAAAAACATTCTTGGAGAATCCACATTCAAACATAATGGCTACGAAGTTTCTTCTGACGCTGATCCGTTCTATGCGGATACTGCTTCTAATCTGTTTACAGCATTACAGAAGATCGTAGACAACAGATACAAAGACGATAATCTCAAAACAAAAGCAGTTGAGGTTCATCTCTGGACAGAAGCTACGGCAGGAAAATATGAAGCATACCAGCAGGACTGCTACGTTGTACCGACCTCCTACGGCGGCGATACGTCTGGCTATCAGATTCCGTTTACTGTGAACTACATTGGCGAACGTGTAAAAGGAAAGTTTGATATCAGTTCCGGTACATTCACAGCCGACAGCGAATAATTTTTAGGAGGGCATAGAAAATGGCAAAAACAATTAATACAAATATTGATGATGGGTTTCTTCTTTTCACATTCACAAACAAACAGGGTGAAGTGTTCTCTTCATTTAAGCTGAACCCTACTGACATTAATGTTGCAGCAAGAGCGGAAGAATTGGAAACTTTCTTTGAGCAGGCTCAGGAATCTGTTAAAAATGTCTCTTCCAGCAAAGAGATGGCGGAGATTAATAAGCAGATTGAGGACAAAATCAATTATATGCTCGGATATGAAGCATCTAAGGATTTATTTAAAGAGCCAATTACCGCAACAACTGTTTTTGGAAATGGTCAGGTGTTTGCCTATATCGTTCTGGACAAAATCAATGAAGCACTTACTCCAGAGATTGAAAAAAGAAAGAAAAAAATGCAGGAAGTGGTCAATAAGTACACGGAGAAGTATACAAAATGACCGCCTATGAGTTGCCCACCTCACTAAATATCAGTGGGGTGGATTTTTCTATCAGAACGGATTTTCGAGTGATTATAGATATTCTCATAGCCATGAATGACCCAGAACTGGACGAGCAAACAAAAGCAGTTGTTATGTTACAGATTCTGTTTGAGGACTGGCAAAGTATACCCCCAGAACATCTTACAGAAGCTTGTCGGAAAGCTTGCGAGTTTATTGACTGCGGCCAAGTTGATGATAGTCCGAATAAACCTAAACCCCGCTTGATGGACTGGGAACAGGATGGAGACATGATCGTTCCGGCAGTAAACAAGGTTGCCGGTAAAGAAATCAGAGCCGTACCATACATGCACTGGTGGACATTCTTCGGATATTTCATGGAATCCGGTGAATGCCTGTTCAATACAGTTGTTGGAATCCGGTCAAAAAAGGCAAAGGGTGAAAAACTCGACAAATGGGAAAAGAAATTCTATCAGGAAAACAAGAACATTATTGATATAAAAACACGTCTCAGCGACGAGGAGCAAGCGTATAAAGATGCGCTGAATGAGATGTTAAACCTCAAATAGTTAGGAGGTGGACACATGGCTGCTGATGGCTCAATTATCATTGATACCAGAATAGATACTGATGGAATATCGTCTGGCGTCAAAGAAGTACAAGCGGCATTTAAAGATTTAGCAAACTCGGTCAAGGAAATAAATGCAAATATTAATAGCATATTTCACGATGGATTTGAAAAACTCGAAGATTCGTTTCAATCTTTACAGCAAAAATCAGAAAAAGTTGAAAACTCTATGGACAAAATGGGGAATTCGGCAAAAAAAACAGGCGCCACGGTTTCTAGCTCATTTAATAAAATGGACACTTCCGGTGCAAGTCGAAAAGTAAATCTTTTAGGGCGTCAGTTTGAAGGATTAGGAACGATAGTAAAGCGAATTGGCTTTCTGGTTGGCTCTGCTTTTGCTGTTGGCAAGCTAATTCAATTTGGTAAGGAATCTATAGAGCTTGGTTCCGACCTCACAGAAGTTCAGAACGTAGTCGATGTTACATTTACCACCATGTCCGACAAAGTAAATGAATTTGCAAAGAACGCTATGACCTCAGCCGGACTGTCAGAAACAATGGCAAAAAGGTATGTCGGAACGTTCGGAGCAATGTCTAAGTCGTTCGGCTTCTCTGAGGCACAGGCTTATGATATGTCAACGGCCCTGACGCAGCTGACTGGTGACGTGGCTTCATTCTATAACATCAGTCAGGACTTGGCTTATATCAAGCTGAAATCAGTTTTTACAGGTGAAACGGAAACACTCAAGGACCTCGGCGTGGTAATGACCCAGTCAGCACTTGACCAGTATGCACTGGCTAATGGCTACGGCAAAACCACATCTGCTATGACTGAACAGGAGAAAGTTGCTCTCCGCTTGGATTTTGTGCAGAAACAGTTATCTGCTGCATCTGGAGACTTCATCCGAACATCTGACAGCTGGGCGAACCAGGTGCGAGTTATGCAGTTGCAGTTACAGTCTCTCAAGGCAACAGTCGGACAGGGATTGATTAATATTTTCACGCCTGTTCTAAAAGTAATCAATATTCTGCTTGGTAAACTGGCAACTCTGGCAAATGCCTTCAAGTCATTTACGGAGCTTATTACTGGCAAGAAATCATCTGGTCAGACAAGTGGAAGTGGCGCAGGTCTTGCCGGGACAGATGCAATAGCTGATACGGCAGACCAATATGGAAACGCTGCCGACAATGCCGAAAAGCTGGCAGATGCAACAAATGATACAGCAGACGCAACTAAGAAAGCTACTAAGGCGGCAAAAGGATATCTTAGTCCTCTTGACGAAATAAATAATTACTCAACGGATAAAAGCGCAGATTCATCGTCAAAAGTACCGGGTGCACCGGGTGCAACCGGCGGACTTGCGGATCAGATGAAAGATGCTGTGCAAAATGTTGATTACGGAAAGGTTGCAGAAGGCGAGACAGTCCTTGACAAAATTAGCAAATCAGCTGAAAAGCTCGCGAAGCTCCTTAAAAAGCTCTGGAAGCCATTTCAGGATGCTTGGAGAAAAGAGGGTAAGAGCACTATTAATGCGGCGCAGATAGCCTTGTCTGGAATCGCAAAGCTCGCTAAGAGCGTAGGCAAAAGTCTTGTGGAAGTCTGGACGAATGGTACTGGCACAACGATGCTGGAAACCATGCTTCGGATTGCTCAGAATGTCCTTATAACAATAGGAAACATTGCATCTGGTTTTGCTGACGCATGGAACAAGAATAATGTCGGAACGCAGATTATACAGAACATCGCAGATGCTCTTGTGGTGGTTATGCAGTTCATTGAGAGGATTGCCGCAGATACGGCAACATGGGCGGCGAACCTCAATTTCTATCCGCTACTGGAATCTATCAGTAATCTGACAAGTGCATTTGCACCAATTCTGGAATCTATCGGGAATGTGCTTGAATGGATCTATAACAATATTGTTCTCCCGATGCTGAAATGGGTTATTGAAGTAGGGCTTCCGACAGTGATTGATCTAGTATCAAAAGTAGCTACGTTTCTTGCTGATCATCAGTCAATTGTTGAAGCATTCGGCGCGGCTCTAATCGGAGCGTTTGCAGCGGCAAAGATTGCAGAATTAGCATCGGGAGTTATCAAAAGTGTATCTGGAATAGCTACAGCCGCAAAAGGACTTATCGCGTTAATGACTGGCACTGGCGGGATCATGGGTGGAATCAAGGCCATTGCGACAGCAATCGGCACTGGCGGGATTTTCGCGATCGCAGTCGGTGCTGCTATAGCAATCGGAGTTTTGCTGTACAAAAACTGGGATGAAATATGCGCGGCAGCAACAAAATTAAAAGACTGGGTTGTTGAAAAGACTCGCGCATTGTCAGAATCAGCAACACGTACATTAAGCAATTTAAAAGAAAAGATAGTTAATGTTTGGAATATTATCAAGACATCAACATCTACTACTTGGAACGCAATCAAAAAGACACTTTCTGGCCTTTGGAACTCTCTTAAATCCACAGCCAGCACAGTGTTTAATGCAATTAAAACCAAAGTTACTGGCGTTTGGGATAAAATAAAAGACAAGACATCTCGAACATGGGAAAGCGTTACTACTTTTGTATCTACTAAGGTCGAAGCAATAAAAACCGCTATTACTGATAAGTTTAATGCCGCCAGAGATGCAGTCAAATCTGCGTTTGAAGGCATTGTAGACTTTATTAAAAGGCCAATCAATCAGGCAATCAGTATCGTCAATAATGCAGTTGGGATGATTAATAATGCAATTGGCGGAATTGAATCTGCATTTTCTTTTGGTCCATGGGATGTGCCTACGCCATTCGGAACAAAGAGAATCGGTTTTCATGCAACATTTCCACGTATCGGAACTATCCCATATCTGGCCAGTGGCGCAGTTATTCCACCAAGGTCAGAATTCCTTGCAGTATTAGGTGACCAGAAAAAAGGAAATAACTTAGAAGCGCCGGAAAGCCTGTTGCGACAGATCGTCCGGGAAGAGTCCGGGAAAGGACAGGAAAATGGAAACACCTACAATGTTACAGTCAATGCATCCGGCAGAAAATTGTTAGATATTATCATTGATGAAGCAGAACTTAGGAGACGCAGAAATGGCGGTCAGAATCCATTCTTATTAGGAGGTGTGTAAATGGCAAAGGAGCAGTTTAAGATTGATGGGACCATTATAAAGGCCCCTGACACATACAAGCCGGTGTTCGCAACTACATCAACGGAAAGCTCTAAGAGAAGTCAGGATCTTGTTATGCACAACACGCCAATGGGGACTATCGCCGGATATGACATGGAATGGGGCGAGCTTAAATGGGGAGAGATTGCGAACATTCTAAATTTGATGATTAATAAAAGTCAGTTCACTTTTCACCATAAAGACCCTCGGACACCAGGCAAATGGATTGACAAAACGTTCTATGCATCTAATTTCAACATGGCAGCGCAAACGCTCAAAGACAATGAGGAACGATGGACAGGATTAACTATTAATGTAAGGAGTATTCGACCGGTATGATTAATGTCACAAATCAATTAAAGACGGAATCTCTCTTAAATAGTAACTATTATGTTACGGCAAATGCGGTGCTGCGTGATGGGACAACTTTAAGCCTGAAAAAAGAAGATTTCTACCTTGATGGAAACGGCATTGTAGATTCTTCTGATTCCGGGGATTTCCCGATAGGTGTAGCTATTGAAAAAACAGCAACATTGGCACTGGTCAATGATGATAATAGATTCTCTGACTACAACTTTGCCGGGGCACAGTTCACCCTATTTTTAAATTTGCAATTGTCTGATAGATTGGAAACCATTCGCCGTGGCACATTCATTGTATCGAAAAAACCTGCCACGTCCGATGAGATTAATCTCACTTTGCTGGACTATATGAGCAAGGCAGAGACAGGCTACAATACAAACCTTGTTTTCCCGTGCTCTGCCGGGGAGGTTTTAGAAGATGCCTGCCAGCAGACCGGGATTGTGTTAGGCGACGCAACATTTAAAAACGCAGACTATCAGGTACAGAAGAAGCCGGAAAACACCACTTTTAGAGCAGTAATCGGTATGGTTGCAGCTCTGGCAGGCGGCAACGCTCGCATTGATGAGAATGATAATTTACGAATCATCACTTTTGACGATGGTACGGATACTATTACATTAGAAACAGTTCCATGGTATGACATTAATGGAAACACTATCCTTGACGTTGGAAGTAACGAAATTGAGACAGTTCTTGAACGAAAAGGATTTAAATCAAATGCTATCAGAAATCTTACCTATGATGTTGACGATGTAGTTGTTACCGGGGTCAAGTATACAGATAATGAGACGGAATATAAGTACGGTACAGACGGATATGTCATCACGATTGATAACAAGCTTCTGAGCGGAAATGAACAGACAGGTATTGACTTGATCGGAAAAGAAATTGTCGGTATGAGATTAAGACCATTCTCTTGTGACAGTATAGCAATCGGATACGCCGCATTTGGAGATAGAATTACATTTTCCGACATTAAAGGCAATATTTACTATTCATATCTGACAGATGTAGACTTTGCATTCTCTGGTAGTACAAGCTTCTCTTGCAATGCAAAGAGCATGGAGGACATCAGTGCCGATTACCCAGACAGCATGCAGGTCGAGGTTGACAATGCAAAGAAAGACGCTGAGAAAAAGATTACTGCCTATGATGCAAAATTAAAGCAGATGAACGAACTGGCGGCCAACACCCTTGGGTTTTACTATACAGAAGAAATTCAGGCAGATGGTTCCACGATTTCATATAGGCATAACAAGCCTACACTTGCTGATTCCAAGGTGATATATAAGACGGGTGCTGATGGATTCTTCTTGTCGGTAGACGGAGGTCAGACTTGGAAAGCTGGATTTGATAGTAACGGCGATGTAGTGTTGAACATTCTGTATGCTATCGGTATACAGTCGGATTGGATCAATACAAGAGGATTCACGGCAAAAGACAATGATGGGAACATTACATTCCGCATTGATGCAGAGACAGGAGCTGTCAATCTCAATGCTACGGAGCTTACAATTAAAGGGAAAACGCCTGAAAATGTGGCAAATGCCGAAGTCGAGAAATTTATTACAGAAGTGTATTCTCCACAGATTAAGGTTCTTCAGGAGCAGATTGACGGGCAGATAGAAGCGTTTTTTGGAGACTATGTTCCTGATGGCAATAATGAACCGGCATCCACTTGGACAGATGATATAACTAAAAAAAAGCACTTAGGTGACCTGTTTTATATCGTAAACAACGAAGAATATGGTGGACAGGCTTACAGATACGCAAAGATTAATGGCGAATACAAGTGGGACTATGTAAAAGATACTGCGGTGGTTAAAGCTCTGGCAGATGCGGCAAAAGCTCAGGACACAGCGAACGTGAAGAAAAGAATATTTGGAACGGAACCAGTGCCCCCTTACGACATTGATGATTTATGGGTTCAGGGAAAGGCTGGGGACATTCTCAAATGCCAAAAGGCAAAGGCAGAAGGCGCAAGCTATGACGCCGATGACTGGGTAAGGGCATCTAAATATACAGATGATTCTGCAATCACAGCATTTATCAAGGGTGTTTTTGCTGATACGATTGAAAGCCTCCAAGAGCAACTTGACGGTAAGATTCAGACCTGGAGCCAGGATACAGACCCGGCGCTTGAATGGACAGAAACAGAAGAGATTCCGTGGGCAGATGCTGGCGGTAATTCTATTCTGGATGTAGACGGAAATGAGATTTTAATTGTCTGGGAAAAAGGTAAATATATCCACAAAGGAGACCTTTGGCAGAATACCGCGGGCGGCAACACGCGCTGGCGGTGGGATGGCAGTGAATGGGTCGAGCAGAAAGCACCAGATTATCTGTTTGATAAGATTGACGGGAAAGCGGCAGTCTATTTTGAACAACCCAAACCACCATACAACATGGGAGATTTCTGGGTCACATCAAAGGCAGATGGCGAAGCTTCTATCAAGACAGCAGTCAGAAGCCGGGCGGACGGTGCATTTACTGACACTGACTGGATTGATTTCAAATATGTGGACAAAACTGACATTGATAATGCGGTCAAGGAGTACGATACAAGCCTTGGACAGGATGAAGTTTTTAATAAGCTGACAAACGGCGGCAAAGATCAGGGGATTTATATACAGGACGGGAAACTGTACATCAATGCAAACTACATTCTTGCAGGACTTTTAGCGGGCAAATTTATCAATGCTAAAGGCATAAAGGTTATTGATAAGGACAACCAAACAACTTTATACATTGATGATAGCGGGAAAGTTCATATTCTTGCCACCGAATTTTCTTTGCAGGGCAAGAGCGTATCCGATATTGCCACGGATGCAGCTACGGAAGAAGCGAAGAAGTACAAAACTCTGAATGTAATGTTATCGAATGAGTATCAGAGTATTCCAACAGACTCCGCAGGCAACTATACAACGTTCCCTGATTGTAAAACGACAGTAACGGCATTATACGGCGATGAAAATGTCACAAGCAGTGCAACTATAACATTTACTGCCGGAAGTGGTGTTGCAGGTTCAAAAACAGGGGCAACGTATACAGTAACTAAGCTTACGAGCGACATAGGAACTGTTGCGGTTGATGTTTCGTATAACGGCCTTTCTGTAGAAAAACAGTTTACTATTGCAAAGCAGAAGCAGGGAAGTACCGGAAACGGAATCTCCAAAATTACGCAATATTACCTTGCTTCTTCAAGTTCATCGGACGTGACGACATCCACATCAGGTTGGACGGAAACAGTGCAGACACCGACATCATCTGAAAGATACTTATGGAATTATCAGACGACCACATATACGAACAAAACAACTGTAAATACTACTCCACATGTAATTGGTGTATATGGTGAACGCGGTAAGGATGGGAAAGACGGCAAAGACGCATCAGATATGACCCAGTTGGATATTTTTAATAAATTAACCAACAACGGGGAAATACAGGGATTATATCTTTATGACAACAAAGTGTATCTGAACGCTTCATATATTGACACTGGGTATCTAGCTGGATGGAAAATTGATTCAACGAATGGAGTAATTGAGTCATCTGGCGTTAATTATGGTGGTTCTGTCAAATTAGATGGTAAAACTGGATATATTTATGCAGAAGATCGTGTATCGTATTTCATTCCGACATTGGGGACTATATATGGCACATCAATTAAAGGCGCGTCTATCGAAACAGGTGTAGTGTATTCCGCCAGTACAATAGCAAATACCATTACTGTAAATGGAATATCCACCTCTGCTATTGAGGCTACTCAAACAATTACAGCGGGTGGAATTATTAAGTCAAAGTCACATGTAGAAGCCAGTGGGCACCTCTACAGTGGAAGTACAGGGACGGACCTTGCAGACCTTAGTGTTCGCGGAACAAAAAAAAG